ATCGTTAGTTGCTCCTATCAGTCGTAATTGGAGCTGACCGAAGCACGCACGATGCCAATGTTCTTGGTTTCGTACACCTTGCTCCAGTTACCTACCGTGGCCAGTTGGGCGCGGGTGGGGTTCGTGGTGGTCACGGCCCACTTGGCACCAACGGGGTGGTAGATGTAGTGCATGTCCAGAGACATTGCGTCCGACTTGGCGAGGATGTCGCGGTCGGTTTCAGTGCGCATTGCAGCTTGCTCACCGGTGGCAATAGCGCCGTTGGTGAAGAAATAAGCGGCATACACACCACCGGAATTGGTGATGTCATCGGACACAATCACGCGCATACCCATATAGGTAGGAACGCGATAGTCGGCGCTGTAGGCAGAAGCCACAGAACCACCGAAGGCGTCAGGCATGGAGGTATCGGGGCTAATACCCAGATCCGAAGCCAGAACGTAATCAATGGCCTTGCGCTCAACAAGGTCGTAGTAACAAGCGCTGTGCAGAGCCACAGCAGACAGCTTCTCGCCTTGATCACCCAGCAGTGCACGGGCCTTAGCCACGTGGCGGGGGCTCAGAGCAGTTTGGGTGCTGGTATCGAAGCGCAGGGCATCGAAGGCAGGGGAGTCACCGCCGGTCAGGGCGCCGAACACACCTTCCAGACACTTGTACAGGTCAGCCTGCTGCTGGTTAGCAACGTACTCACCAACTTTGGCGCCGATGGCAGCCATGGGGTCGGAACCTGCAGCCAGAGCAGCAAGGTCGCGGGCCTCAAAGGCACGGCCACGGTGCAGGATCACGCCGATTTGCTTATCAGCAGTGATTTTGCCGGGGGTAAGGCTGGTGGAATCAGAAAGAACTTCCAGATCGCCAGAGAGGTTGGCTTTCCAGAAAGGAACATTCACGAAATCGCCGCCCTCAGTTGCATTGAGTTCAGCCATGGGCTGAGCAACACCACTCGCCAGGAAGGCGTTCTTTTGGGTGCTTTGCTCAATGACGTAGGGCGTAAAAATTTCGGGAATGATCACGTCCGAGCGGAGCGTGGCCATTGTTAGTACCAGAAATGTTTACGGTGCGGGCGTAACCCAATGACGGACGGCGTAGCCATTCACGTCTAACGGTTACATATTAAGCATTGTTTGCTGCAGCCTTCAACCGTTCGTACAAATCACGGTCAGTGCGATACAGCCGTGACTGCTCTGTGAGGTTGAAGTATTCACGGGTGAACGGGTTTTTGGTGCCGGCCGGCACTTCGCCAGAGCTTGCACGAGCGCCGACAGGTGCGCCGGAACCTTTGACCGTAGGCGCCTTGAACAGATAGCCGCGTTCAGCCTTCAGACGTTCTACCCACTGATCCATGGGAACCTCGTTGTAGCCGTCAACAGCCACGGGGTTACCGTTTTCGTCAAGCTTGAGCTGATCACGCACAAGGCGTAGTGCATCGTGTGGATTGTGGGCACCCTGCTCAGCGAGGATTGCCACCACGCGGTTGTCCAGTTGATTAAAGGTCAGCTTTGATTCAAGTTCAGCGATGCGCTTTTTGTAGCCATCTTCCCGTTCTTGAAACTGCTGAGCGTATTGCTTGAGGGCCTCTTCGTACTTGCCCTTTGACTCAAGCTCTTCTTGTTCTTTCTTGCGCTTGAATTCCAACAACTCCTGAACATCAATGCCGTCAGGAAGTGCTGGTGCCTTTTCTTTCTGCTCCTTAAGCTTGCCGATCAGCTCAAAGTTTTTGCGTTCTAAACCTTCAATGCTTCGCTTGAGCTTTTCCAGTTCGTCGTTGCTTGCAGTCTGCGTAGCTTCCTGCAGTTGTTCGTCAGACATTGTGACCCGTAGGGTTTACCACCAAACTGTATAAGTAAAAGATGCTTTTTGCACGTCATGTCCCGGCGTGAGTGGGATACGCCAATTCGTGAGCCGTGGAACCCCGTGATTCACCAGATGTTGAAGGCGATTGACCTGCACACGCAGGCTTACTTGAAGACTGGCGACAGATGGCACGCTGAAAATGCCAACGCGTTGCGTAAGTACGTGGCAGAGCTAAAAGACCGAATCCACGCGGCGGAACGTCAGTAGCTCACCATTTTGTGTTGCTTGACCACCACGCCGCTGACATTTTGCCCTTGGCGATATTGGCCGCATGGCGTGCCTTAAACGATGATCTTCTTGTTTGCGCTTGTGCCGATTCTCCTTTTCGTGGCGGTGAGCCTGACACGCCCTGCTGACCGAACCTGATCATTTTCACCTTGTCGCCTTCCTTCGCTAGGACAACGTGTGATTTGGTCGGATGGTTTGGCGTGCGCTTGGGCTTGTTGTAGCCCTCAAACTTTTCGCCCCGGTACTCAATCATCGTCTTCCTCCTCATCGTCGTCGTTTTCAGTGCAGGTAATAACCTCAACACCTTCGGCTAAACGGCCCATCAATGCACCAAGACCCTCAGGTGAATTCGGCACTGGGAAAAGAAACCGACCCTCAATCAGGCCATCGGCACACTTGAGGTAAGTGCAGCTTCCTTCCCAGATCTTGCCTTTCATTTGCGCTTCGTGGCTTCCTTCAATTCTGATCGCTTTTTCAGAACTGGGTTGCCAGTCGATTCAGATTGAATGCGCAATACCGGGTCAGCTTCTGTGCCGACGCGGGTGACCTTGCCGCCGGTTGGACCTTCAATGGTGGCGCGATTGCCAGCCTTGCCGGTCACAGTGCCGTAGGTGGTCTTGCCTTGATAGGTCCAGCTGACGCGGGAGCCGATGCCGATAGCCATCACTTCTTGCCTTTGGGCTTACGGGCCTTGCCGGCTTCAGACAGAGCGATGGCGATGGCCTGTTTACGGCTTTTGACGGTTGGGCCTTTGCCGGGGCCTGGCTTGCCACTTTTCAGCGTTCCGGCCTTGTACTCGCTCATCACCTTGCCGATTTTCTTCTCGGCTTTGGTCGGTTTCTTGGCCATCACGCCATTCTGTGACTGCATCCAATTTAGTAGTTAGATCGGAAGTGAACCAGCCGTGGTTGGTGTAGATGGCTTCAACCCAAGCCTCACCAATAAGAGCTAAAACGCAGTCACTCCTTAAATAACCGTCAACAAAACATTTAAGCGTCGGGTTTGCCATATCTTTGCTGCAACTGTTTCAGGCTAACTTCGCTGCCGTCTTCACGCACAAAACGAGCAAGTGCCTGCTGCGGACCTAGTTCTTTGCTGAGTTTTTCAAAGTACGGCAGACGCGACTTGCCGAGCACTTCGGCTTGATATTCCTTGGGCTGACGCTGTAGCCATTGCCCGTAGTTTGTATCTGCGGAAACCTCACCGCCTTGTGCGGCGCGCTTTGCTTCGCCAATCACATCCTCGGGTGACCGCAAGCCAAGGGCGCGGTAATCAATGACCGGAATTGTGGTGCTACGGCAGTTGTGGGTTAAAATGGAGTCAGCCCAGTACAGGCCGCTTTCGGTCTCGAAGTTGTAGACATGCCCGCTAAATGGCTCCCGTCCAATCCCGACGACCTTCACCGCATCATTGCCCTTTACGACGACGGAATCGGGATCCGTGGAATCGCTCAGCAGTTCAACGTCTCGCCACGTCCCATAGAGCGCATCATCCTGAGTTCTGGCCGCACCCTCAGAAATAGAAGCGAACAGCAATTCGCTCGCATGGCCAGAGCCACCCCCGCTGAAAGAAAGGCTTTGGCTTCCGCCGCTCACGTCGCTAAACGCGGAACCACCAACAGCGAGGAAACTTTGCGCAAAATGGCCAACGCCAGAGCCCGTAGAGTCGGACCCTTGGAGGCTGATGTTGCGCAGCATCTTGAAAAGTTCGGGATTCACTGCGAGCAACAATTCCCGATTGGCAAGTACAACTGCGACATCCTCTGCGGCAACATCGCCGTGGAAATCTGGGGCGGAAATTGGCACTTCTACGGAGAACACAGAAGGCGATTTTCCGAACGCACTAAATACATCCTCGGCAGTGGTTACAGCGTCGTTTTTTTGGTCGCCTGCAAAAGCTTCCAATGGAACAGCACTGCTGCGGAAAACCTGATCACCAATTTGCACGCTTTGCGCAGTCTTCCAGCCGACATTCGTCAATACAGGGTGGTTTGGGGTGACTCTGAGCACGTCACCATCGGTGGTGCTGATGACACACAAAAAGCCTTGATATGGCCGACGGTAAACCGCCGCGATTTGACTACTGGCCGATACACGCGCTTCACCCGGTAAGCAGTTGAAGTGAACGGGAGGCATCGGGCCTTCACCGTATTTGAATTCCTTGCCGTCAAGGCTGCGGCAAATCGCTGAGGTGCGGCTATCCAACGTGGCGAGGTAGCGGTATTTCTTGGTGACTTCCTCATTGGCGCGGTAGACCTGTTGGCTGGCTTCATTCGCCACTTGTTGCACGCTTGTACGCACAACGGTCAATACCTGATGATCAGCCATGCGGGTAAGCTCACCACCGGCTAATGCCTGTTGCCGTGCAGTCTTGGCGAGCTGGCCAAATTCAAGGCTCCCAACCATGCGCCGAGCGATCTGCGGTGTCGGTTCACCTGACAAGATTCCGGTGCGCACGATGGTGTTGAACCGCTGCGCTTGCGACTCGGCCAATCCACGAAACGCTTTTTGCACCACCTCGCCATTGGGCAATGTGATAGCTGAACCCTGCGCTGCAGTCAGATTGAACTGCCCCGTACCTGGGAGCGTGAAGTTCAAATCCGTGGGGTCAACGCTGGCGACACTGGCCGCAAAGTTCGGCGCAACCTCAACGGTATTAACTGCCTGCTGAGCTACGACGCTGGGCTCAATGCCACGGCCACCAACCTCGCCACCGGCTACAGCAAGGCGAAGCTGTTCGGTGACAAATTCTGTTTGCAGCTCAGCCAAACCTTGTAATTCACGAGAGGCATAAGCCGTGCTGCGATCTGCCCAGCCATCTAGTGATTGCTTGAGCTGAGCAAGGATCACACGTAGACGCTGCGCCTGCACCGATGACGGGCTGACAATGCCTGCGCCTGCTGTGGCTTCGCCAAAATCAATGCGCTTTAGATCGTCAACGGCGCTCAGGATGATGGCGTTGTAATCCCGCACAATCTGACGGGCGACAGCATTGCTGAAGCGGTTCAGATCAATGGCGTTTCGGTAGATGTTGGCAACAGGATTGCTGCGGTCAATCTTCCGCTTGAATTGCTCAACGTTGAGCAGGCGAGGTGTAACGCCCGATTGCGTCATTGCATTTGATCGTTAGAACTTTGATCTTCATAGCTCTGATCGTTGGGCATTTCTTCGCCCATCACGTCTTCAGAGCCAAGGTTTTCAGGGCCGCCAAGCTCAATCAATCCACCAGATTGCGTGGCTTCTAGTTCTTCCTCAACATCGAAGTCATCGCCCAGCACTTCACCTTGAGCGAGCTGATCAAGCAAGGTTTTCTGACTGATCACGCCGGCGGTGTAAGTCTGCAGCAACGCGGTGATTTCGGCAGGTTCAAGACGTGCACCGATAAAGTCACGGTTGACATAGCTGCTGCCGGATTGCGCTTGGCCCAGGTAGTCAGCGTGATAGCGCAGGCAGTTATCAATTAGATCTTGCACCTGCTGTGCAATCACCATCATGGTGGAATCGCCTTGGCTCCGATCAATGCGCTTTGCCTCGGCAGTTTCGGCACTTAGCTTTTGGCCAAGGATGGCGGACAGGCCAAGTTCATTGATCTGCGCTGCCAGTTGAGCAAGACGATCAAACTGCGACTTGAAGCTGTTGCCGCTGGGTTCGATGTATTCGGCACGGCCTTCAGACGGGAAGGCGATGGCCTCACCAGGACCGGCGCTTACTTCCTCAGCACTGGACGGGAAGCCGAAGAATGCCAGCATCGGCACTGCCGAGATGTGCAACATGTTGTCCAGATCGCTCTGGATTTGGTAGGTCTTGAGGTTCAGTTCAGCAATGTCTTCCAGCGGCGGGCGTGATTCCAACAGGCCAACGCGGTTTGAGTAGGCAGTGGCGAACGGAATGTAATCAAGGCTGGTGGTGCCTTCAGCCACTTTTTCAAAGCTTCCGCGTGTGTCATCTTGACGGAACAATGCATAAGAGCCTGGCTTCAGTACACGCACCTGTTCAACAACCTTTTCGCCGTATTCACCGTCAGCGATGGTTACGCGCTCCATCAGACGCAGTTGAGTGAGTTGTTGTGCGCCGTTTACCACCTCCGAACGCCAACCAAGAATGTCACGCGGCGTATAGGTAACCCAATAAGGACGCAATGCAGAGACGTCGGTGATGTTTTGCAGCTCGCTGTCGTCTTGGCTAGGGAAATCAACAAGAACACCAGCGTGGCCGTACCGAATAATTTTTCGCGCTAATTCGTAGACGTAAATGTTCAGGTCATTGCCCTGAAGGTCTACGTCAAATAGTTGCTCACGAATAACATCGGGCACGTCGTCAAGACGCACAGGCTTACGGGTCAACATGCCCGCCAACATGCGTTCAAGCCGCTGGTAGTACGGCGGACAAACAGAACGCGCTAGGCGGTTGTCGTAGCTGTCGTCTTGCTCGCGTGGTTCCTGCGGCAGGTAACGCCGGTGTTTACGGCGCATTCCATAGGTGCCCTGCAAGAGATCTTCGATCAGGATCCAATGGGCCTCTTGTGCCTGCCAAGCTGCGTTGGGATCTTGAACCTGCGTGGCCGTGCGCGTCAGATTCCGGTCGTAGTGCCTGAAACCGGTGTACGTCATCTTTTGCGCCTAGCCATGCACAAAGTCTATGGGTATAGGTTAATCGTGAATGATGGCTGGGCCTCCGATACCGCCACACACGGCGTTCAGCCTTACGGTCAGAACCGACCCAGCAGATTGAATTTAACCGTGGGCTTCGGCGGTTTGAATTTCTTCGTCTAGGGCGTCGCCAGCTTCGTCAAAGCCTTCGTCATATAGCCACTGCTGAACAGCGGTGAGCATGGCAGCGGCGGCAAGGCTGAATTCGTAATCACCGTCGGAATCAACGGCGGAGTCAAAGGCGCCTTGAAGATCGTGCCAGAGGTGCTTGGCCATGAGTCGGATGTGGCAGCCCGATGCCGAGGCAGAGCGGGAACAGGATCAGGTTAGTGGGTCTGACTACTGGGCTTCTAGTTCGGTGGCAATAGCCAAGAGGGCGAATCGAGCTTGCTGCTCAGCGTTCCAGACGTGCCATTCAACTGTTGGGTGCTTGGCATCAACAGCGCCTTCGGGTGGGAGCTGCAGAGGCGCCACCTGATCCGCAGCAGCTCGCAGGGCGGCGGCAATGTGCAACTGCACGATTCGAGACCCAGCACAGTTGCTGGCAGTAATCACCGCCTGCGCGGCGGAGGAAAGTTCAGACATGGAAATTGAGACGGGTCGTAAGCGGGCAAGTATTAGCTGATTCCTGTTTTCAGGTAATACATGCTGATACCTGCCGTGTGCTACAGTGCTGGGGCTGATCAGAAAGCAGCAAAGCGACTGGAGTGAGATCCAGTTGCAAGAGCGGTGGGGGTGACATCCTGCCGCTTTTTAATGCTTTTAACACTGAGAAGGAAATACAACAATGCTGTCGGGCAGTGCCTCCAATGCGCGGCGGATGGTGTCCCAGTCCTTGGGTGACGGCCGCCAGCCGTCTTCGTGCTGCTCAACGAGCGCTAGCGCCTGCTCCTTCAAGCTCGGCGGCTTGGGGCGGCGGTCGGCGCGGAGCGAAGGGATCAGTTCGGGATGTGTGGCCAGGTTTTGCCAGTGAAGCCACTCACAGCACGCCTCCAGCTCTTGATCTGCGCCCCATTGGGCGGCGCGGGTGGCGACATAGGCAAGAAGATTGGCCGACCAGCCGATAACTGGTGCGTTTTGCTGCTCCCTCCATTCGCGGTCCCACTGCTGCACCAGCTCCGGCGGTGGGGTGATGGGATGTTGTTGTGTCATAAGAAAAGGCCCCCGAAGGGGCCGGTGACGTTCAGGACAGTGCGCGATTGTTGAGCATTTCGTTTGCGGTGTTCAGGCGCTGGATCAGTTGAGGAAGGATGTGGAAGTGACGCTCACGCTTCGCGGCTTCGATCATGCCAAGGGTTTCGGTGCGGAACTCTTGCCATTGTTGGCGCTGTGACTTGCGGACAGGCTTGGCGGTTTCAATGATGATCGTGCCGCAGTGTGCTTGCTTGCGGTTGTTTTCCTTCCATGCGGCCAGCTCAGCGGCGGTCATGTTGTCGGTGATGGAAGTGCGGGTCATGGTCTTGTGTGTGGTGGGGTCGCCCCCTCTCCCCTAATTATGGGGTATACCCCTGTCATCCGTCAACAGGCAAAAGAAAACCCCCGCTTGAGCAGGGGCTCTCTCGCCCGACGCAGGTGAATCTGAACCATCCCTTGGATCGCACGCAGCGGTTGCCCGACTTCAGTTTCAGTTGGCTGGCTTCCCTCGGGACAGACGCAAGGCGTGTGTTGATCCGACTTCTGACAGCACCCAGCAGGGGACTTTGCTGGTGGCGTCAATATAGCCTGATGCCCGTGCCCTTGCCCGCGTTGGCGTACAGCGGGTTGTACTCCGACATGACCAGATACCCCAGCCCGTCTGTCCAGTGCTCGATACCAGCCGACTTGTCGATCACGTAATCATCAGCCCCCTGCTTGTAGGTCACGTTGCGCAGCGCCTTGATCGTGTTCTTGCAGCGCGGGTGAACGAACAGGCGGATCTGGCCATTGGCGTTACGGATCAGGCTGTTAGTGGCGTTGATCTTGTCCTTCACTGCCCAGGGCGCCTTGGGGCTGACGCAGCCAAACCCGTACTGGCGAATGATCTCGTGGTCAGTGCGGCCAGCCGATGAAGTCTTGCGGGCACTACCGGTTGGATCCGGGTAGGCGATCAGCTTTCGATCTCTGAACCGCTCACGCAGCATGGCGCACACCTCATCGGTGTTGGTCTGCGTTACCGACACCTCATCCCATATATGGAGTGTGTCGCCCACGCGGCTACCGAGCACACCGGCCAGCACGCTCACGTTGAAGTCAGTGCCCCACAGGATCGGACCGCCGGTATCGCAGACAGTATCGGAAATGTTGTCGTCGCTGAAATCGGGGTAGACACGGCCCGAGAGGGTTTCAAAGCTGGCAAGGTATTCCTGGCGGAAGGTGCGGTCATCAAGCGTGCGACGGGCAGCCTCAACCTCATCCTCGGGAACGTTGCCGCCTTGGATCGTGGTGTAACTGAAGGTTGACCAGTCGGGTTGGTCTTGCGCCTGTTCCCATAGATCGTGAAACCAGTTCAGGCCAGCAGGGGTGGTGATAAACCATGCGGGGCCACCTTGATCAGACAAGGCTGGGCGCAGCACCATCTCCCATGCTTCCTGCTTGACGTATGCGGCTTCGTCAACGATCAGGCTGCTGAGCGATACACCACGGAGGGCATCGGCGGACTCGGCACCTTTCAAGGCGATCACGCTGCCGTTGCTCAATTCAACGGACAGTTCGGATTCGTTTTTTCTGGCAAACATTTCGGGCGGCACCATGGCACGAAGCTGGCGCCACGCAATTTGTTTTGCCGATTTATAGGTTTGCGTGCAGTACCAATTAAGGGAATTTGGATGCTCAATTGCCCAAGCGACCAAACGGGCAATGCAAAGGTAGGTTTTACCAAAACGACGACCAGAACAAAGAAGTTTGAAGCGTTCTGGCGCGTTCCACACTTCTCGCTGTGGTGGAGTTAGCGAATCGTAAAGACGTTCCGCGAAAGGAGTCCAATCCCTTTCGTTGCAAACTGTGATCGGAGCTTCAAGTAAAAAGCCGCCAGGACAGCCGTCAAGTATGGATGGGCTCATGCCAGCAACTTGGCGCTTTTGCGGCGATTGTCGCCCCTCCAAAGCGGTTGAAGGTTTGTGAAATGGAAACAAGAAAGTCGTTGCACGGGATCGGTTAAATCAAAACTGGCGCAAGGACGAATGTGATCAACCTCCCATTCACCGAAATTTTCCCAAGTCATACCGTCCTCAAACTTGGCAGCAATGTAATCACGAAGTTCAGTAGGTGAACAACCAAGCCAATCGGCAGTACGGCAATTTTTTCTTATGCCTTGAGAAGACAAAGCCTTGTAAAGACGAACACGGGAAAAATTGGCGATCTTGTATTCAGGCGTATGCCGCTGGCGTTCGCGCATTCTTGCTTGCCTTTTGGCTGCATTGGTGCGACGAATTTCGGGGCTGCTTGTTTTCCTGCATTCCTTGCAGCCTGCACCGCGCCAGTGATTTGTAGGCAATTGCATAAACAGCCCGTGAGAAGGGCAAACGATGGCAATTTTCGTAAGTGCGCCTTGGTAATCAGAACAGGAGTAGTCAAATCGGTCGCCATGGGCGGCTTTTGCGCGTTCAACGAACTGCGCGGTCGTAAGCTTTGCCATTCCTTTATAGTAGCCCGTGACGGCGAGGAAGGTAAGACCGGGTAAGAGCAGGCTCAAATTTCAAGGCCGATCAGTTTGGCTTGGAGCTGGATGGCGTTGAGTGCGACCTGCGTTTGACCGCGTTTGTAGGCGGACTGTTCGTAGGTGCGAGCACGACCTAGGGCTTCAGCGATCCATGAGGGGCGCGTCATGGCGGCGTCTTCTTCTAGGCGGATTCTTGCGCGTTGAATGTATTCATCAACTTGACGGGGAGTGATATTCCATTGTTTCGACCCGAATTGAACAATTTGTCCACGGGATTGTCCTTCGGTCAAAAGACCGTAAATAGTGTCAACACGGAAGTTGACTTCGGCAGCGGTTGAACGCGCCAATGTTGCAGAAAAACGAATGAATAAAGGATAAACCCAAAAGCAATAAATGGCGAGGCGTGAGACGCAAGTGAGACGAGCGGGCTGTGGAAAACCCTCGATTTAGGACGATTATCACACTGTCCACAGGCACATTTGCGTTTTTGCGTCAAAACGCTAGCTTTTGCAAGCATCACTAGCACAAAGCAATTTTTTGCAAGCATGAGCAAACCTGTTTTTCTGCGCCTTCCCGAGGATTTGATTTGTGACTTGGAGCGTTACAAACCCAAAACGATGTCCCTGACTGGGTATTGCGCCTTTTTGATCGAACTAGGGGTTGACAGGGAGGTTACGCTGGCGGAGCGACCGACAGGGAGCGAAGCCTCTAATTCTTCTTCTAGTATTACTAATAAAGAATCTTATAATCTAAATAATATAGAACGGTCGGAAAAAGTTAAGGAAAACGCCGAAAAAGAGCCCAAAATCGGCAAATCGAGGAAAAAGCCGGCCTACACCGAGGAGTTTGAGGCCTTTTGGAAGCTGTACCAATCTGCGCCTGATCGCGTCTCATCTCAGACGAAACCCAAGGCATTTGACGAGTGGAAGGCCATCGTTGCCCTTGAAGGCCCTGAGACCCTCCTAGAAGCCGCAGGAAGGGCGATTGACGAGCAGAAGCGCAAGAAGGGCGCCGGGGAGTTCGTGGGCAGCCTTCCTGACCTGTTTCGCTGGCTTCGTGATGGGAAGTACGAGGTGTATCTCGAAGGGCACAAGCAGCAGCAGGTTGGCCCGGTGTGGAACGCGGAGATGGGCTGCTGGGTTTACGACGACTGATCCTGTCCCTTGTTAATCATCTGAGACTCACCATGAAGCTTTATCAGCCCGATGCCAAAGGGAAATACGTGTGGCAGGTATCGGACGAGAAGACCAGACAGGTCAGCTACTCCGTGACCACCAGCCGCACGCCACCGCCAAACGCCTGCTACGGGCACCCGATGGGGAAATACGACGACCAGGGCTTGTACATGACCTTCTGCCCGAACGTGGGCGCTGATGACCCCAAGAGCCCGCTGGCAGCGCGTTATGTCGTGCATCCCCTTGCTGCGTCAGAACGTGACAACGCAGACAAGGAACGGCTTTGGAGCCACATCTGATGGCGAAATCTGGAGCGAGAGCCTTGGCCATTGCAAATGGTGAAATGTTTTACACAGGCAGTCAATGCTCGAAAGGGCACGGAAGCACTCGAAGAACCCAAAATGGCGTTTGTGTCGTTTGTGAAAAAGAAAATCAAGCGGCAAGAAAGGCAAAGAAAACATGCCGTAACTGCGGGTCTATTTTTTATGGAAGATACAGATATAAAACTTGCTCTGACGATTGCGCAAAAGCGCTTGAATCAAAAAGAAGAATTGATTATATAAAAAGAAAATCCCAGACCAGCGCTGGCAGATTTGAGTTCAATGCTCGCCAAAGAATTATTAGGGTTCTCAAAAGAAATGGTTTATCTAAAAGTGAGAAATTTATTGAACTGGTCGGAATGACACCACTTGAGTTAATGGATTATTTGGAAAAAATGTTTACAGATGGCATGACTTGGGACAATTACGGCCAGTGGCATTTGGATCACATAAGGCCATGCGCAAGTTTTGACTTAAGCGATGTAGAGCAGCGAAAAGCTTGTTTTCACTTTACAAACTTGCAGCCGCTTTGGGCTAAAGATAATTTAATAAAAGGGACTCAGTGGAGTAATTGTGCATGAAGAAAGCATTTGATTTGGCTACGGTCCGCATTTTATTACGGCGAATGGTTGATAAAAATTACATAACCATCGAAGACCTAGACGTGCCATCACAGGGCTGGGTCATCACAATGGAGGATGCCAAGCGCATTCCCGGTTTCACACCACCGATTCACCGCAATCCCCTCAGAGATGAGCCCACACCAACAGAGCGCGTTGAAGTCGTCAGCCCAAGAGACTTCCCGGTGGCTGCAACCCCTCCCGATCCTGTTCAACGAGGAAGCGCACCGCTACTACCACGAGCCGACGGGGCAGTGGCTGAATCATTCGGTGACGCAGGTGTGCAAGGGCACGAAGGACCCGTGGGCGATGCGGCGGATCATGGAGACGAAGCACATCTGGGAGCCGCGTGGGAAGGCAGTACACAAGGCGTTGGAGGATTTTCTGACGACTGGTGATGCCGGCGAATGGCCTGCTGAATATGCGGAATGGATTGAGCCGTTACTGGGCCATTCCGTTTGGCAGACCTATGAGGCCATCGCGTGTGAATACCGATTGTGCGACGTAGAGCGCAGCATCGCCGGCAGCTTTGATTGCCTATTGCGTCGTAAGGACGATCATCAACAGCTTGTGCTGGTGGACCTGAAGACGCAGGGCAAGCCTGATGCCAGTCCATACGACGTGAGCACGCAGCTCGGTGGCTACCTGGGGATGATGAGCCTGCACTGGCCCAAGCTGTACATCCAGAAGGCTGGTGTGCTGTGGTCCCGGCCTGGCAGTACGACGCTGCAGAAGGTCGACGTAGATGAGGCGGTGATTGAGTGGCAGGGCGCTAGGGATGCATTTCTGATGTTGAACGCGCCGGAGTTTTGATGACCGATCCCGTCTGGCCAGTGATGGTGCTGATCGGCATTGGCTTGCTTGGCGTGACGGCGCTGCTGGCCTGGGTTGCCATGCAGGGTTGACGGGTCTTGCGCTTAGGGGTATACTCCATATGGGCAGCGATGCCCTCACTACACACAAACCCCAATGACAAACCTCAACCGCGCTACAAAGGCTCAGTTGCTTGAGCTGATTACCGAGCAGGCCGGCACCACCACAACACTTGAGAAACAGGTGAACGAATCCAAGGAACAGGTCAGCATTGCGCTGTGGATTGCGGCCGTCAGCTTCTGCCTCGGCCTCCTGTTCTGATCATCAGCCCCTTCGGGGGCTTTTCTTTTCTCGCCATGAAAAACCCCGAATCACTGCTCGGCGTTATCGCAAGCACCAAGATCGAAATTGCCCGCCATCAGGAAATCCTTGATCGCCTTATGGAGGATCTGGCCCTGATGTACACCACAGGTGACCTAGACGATCTCAAAGATGACGACGGCAACCTCAGTGCTCACGGAATCAAAGTATCCCGCTGCACACGCACGAGTTGGCAGTACAGCAATGCCGTCAAAGAGCTGCAGCAGCTAGAGCAGTTTGAAGGCGTCGCCACGAAGCGCGAAACAGAATACTGGAGAGTGACGCTGCCAAAGGCAGAGTTCTGATGGCTGGCTCTCCCATAGACGATCAGATCGAAGCCATCCTGGCCAAGTACGACCTATGGGATCCAGAGCAATACACCAATGCCGTTGCCGAGCTTGCGAGCTACCTGCTGACCGTTGACCCCAAAGAAGAGGCACGCAGTCTGTACTACAAGTCCGCACGCGAAAAGATTCACCTAGAAAACTGCCTGATTCGCTCCCATGGCTAATCCGTACAACCTGTACAACCTGACGTGGCAGACGCGGTTTTTGTTTTGGCTGCTATCAAAGCGCCCTGACGTAGCCGCCATTAACTTGACGACGCCAGTTGATCACCTATCGCGTTGCCTCAGCCATACGAAATGAAGTTTGCCGTTCAAGGCATTGAACCCGCCCCGCAAGGCAGCAAACGACACGTTGGCAACGGGCGAATGGTTGAGGCATCAGCAAAGGTCAAGCCATGGCGTTTTGCTGTCAGCCAAGCAGCCTTGGCGACCGGAGAGGCCATCACCGACGGGCAGGTGTCAGTGCAAATCACTTTCCTGTTCAATCGACCCAAGGCGCATTACAACAGCAAGGGCGAGCTGAAACCAAAGGCTCCGTTCTACAAAAGCACAAAGCCCGATTTGGACAAACTGTGCAGGTCAACGCTTGACGGCATCACAGGCGTCTTGATCAAAGACGATTCGCAGGTTGTCAACTTGATCTGCAATAAGGTCTACACCAATGAGGGTGAATTACCAGGCGCACTGATTACCATCAACCCACTGTGAAAGGATCAAAGAATCGACGGGAATGCGTCGTTTGCCAGTCAGTCTTTGTTATCCCAATCTTGAAGGGAAATCACAAAAGTCAACGACTGACCTGCAGTGCGCTTTGCCATCGCCGTTATGTCAGCAGAAATGCAAGGCGTTGGGTCAAAGGTGAATTGGACATTATCGAACAGCTCAGCACCTCAATGCCGCCGAAGCGGTTGTACATGACGTATTGCCGAATGGCGGCAGAGCGTGGATTCCCCAAACGATCAGAGGCCGCGTTTCGCTGCAAGCTGCGGTTGCTTGGCATTCCTTTGATGCCGGAGCTGGACTGGTACAAACTGAATCAGTTGGCCGAGATGTTCGATACAACAAGACACTTGGTTTACAAGTTGGTGAAAAAAGGTTTGAGGGCTGAACGCGAATCAGACCACCCAAATCAGCCTTGGTTTGTAAGCCGCGCAGAGCTAAGGCGTTTCGCCCGCAAGCGCCCTGAACTGTTCAGGCACTTCAATCCAGATGGCCTGTTTGTCGCGCTTGAGGATCGCAAGCTTGTTGAGCTGATCATGGCGCAACCCAAGGTGCACCTACCCAATCGCTACAACCCCACAACGGTTAGGTGCGTGGAAACAGGAAATATCTACAAGAGCTATAGGGCGGCGGCCAGGGAGGTGTTTGTTGATCCGTCGGCCATTTACGCATCGGCTAAGCATGGCCACAGGGCAGGCGGTTACCACTGGGTTGTCGTATCTCAAATTTAAGGGTATACTCCAGATGGGTCCGAAGCCCCGTCCTCTCCGATCACCACACATCACCGCACGCTTATGACTGATTACCCCAACCTCGGGGATGTGATCACTCAGGCTGATGTATCAACCAAAGGAACCGGCTCCTACGCCGCTGATTACATCAACTGGTGTCGCGTTTCCCACCTACTTCACGACCATGCGCCTGGCTGGCAGTTCGCTTTACAGGCTCATCACGAAACAGGTCACGCATGGAAGGCCCCCGACGGAACCGCTTATGTGGTCGGGTTCTTTGAGCACGCCAGCGGCCACGAAACGCCGTACTTCCCTCAGGCGGTTATGGACAACCGCAACAACGCGATTGCGTTTGAAAAGGTCACAGCGCGTGATCTCACCGATGCGCACCGCCGTTGTCTTTGTACCGCTGCTGCTGCTCAGTTTGGTCTTGGCTGGCAACTCTGGGCGCGGGAGCCGGTAGAAAATCCGCACCGTGATACCAAGCCTGCACTGCAGCAGGAAGCGCCCAAGGCCGAACCGTCCCAAGTGCAGGACACTCAGCCAAAGCCTGAACCCAAGACCAAGGCCAAGCCTGAATCCAAGATCACTTTCCTGACCGACGATCAGGTTGAGGAAGTGAAGGCCATGGTGAAGGCATACGACAAGCGTGACGATCTGATTGCTGCCTTCAAAAAGCAGTTCAAGATCATGGCGCCGCGTATTGCTGATCGCATCCAATTCCCCGAACACAAGGAATTCATTGAAAAGTACATCGCTGAAAATCCCGTATGACAGGGCGCCGGCCCAAAACCGCAGAGGAACTCAACCGCAAGAAAAACCGCTTTTGTGTAGCGGCAAAACTTCCGGCTGATCTTCACCGTCAACTAAGGGCTTACTGCGCCAAATCGGGGCAGAACATCAATCAAGCCCTTCGCCACATCATCGCAACCTTCCTAGCTACTCATGGCTGAAACTGCCTTCACGGCGAAATTCCGAATCCAGGAAAATCGCAACCGCAAAAGCGACAAGTCACCCGAGGAAAACATCGTGGTGGACTTCACCTCAGAACAGGCCATGGCCGCGGCCAGCTACCTGATGACAATGGCCGAACAGGCGGAAGCCAAAGGCCAGAAGATCCGCATTTACACCGGCAAAGACGAATACACCGAGCAGATCGGTTTTTCGTTGTGGGGCGGAAAGTGGGGCAACAAGGGCTCCTTTACACCGCTCAAGCCCGAATCCCCTGAATCCTCTTTCTGATGTCAACCATGATCATCCTTACCGATTCCCAACTTGTTGAGCTGAACAATCGCATCGGCCAGATTCAGCGCCTGATCGAAAGCGCACAGGTCATCAAAGCCGGCGCGGCTCAACCCAAGGCAGTAACCGACGCAGCCGAAACACCTTCTATCGTCAGCAAACCTCGCAAGGCCAAGCGTAAGCGCGGTGCACTCAACGAACAGAAGGTGGCTGAGATCAAAGCCCGCCTGGCTGCTGGCGGAGAATCAGCACAAAAGATCGCCAATGATTACGGCGTTCATGTCACAACCGTGAATCTGATCAAGTACGGCAAGACTTGGAAGAACGTTCAGGCATCCGCTTGATCTTTCATCAGTTGCAGCTCTAGGGCTGCGATTCGGTTGGTTGCCTGCTGCAGCAGCGTTTGCTGCATATTCCAGGCTCTGTACAACTGAGCGGCAATGGGGCCGGCGTTGGGGGTGTTCTCCAAGCGTCTGGCCTCTTTTTCTACGTTGAATTGGGAGGTTGGATCGACCTTAAGAGTCATCCAATCCCATGCTTCGTGATCCATGGCAGTGGCGGTAGCACATTCACGCTAGAGGCCGTGTCTACATCACGAATTGCAACAGCACTGTTTTCGGGGTTTACTCCGCCCAAATAGCCGCTACCATTCACGCAACCGGGGCGACCTGGCCAACCGACAACCCACACCGCACCATGAAAAACACTGTCTACAACCTGCTGCTGTTTGTCCTTCCGGCAGCAATCTTCGGCGTCATCATTCACGACGGATTGACACTCAAAACCGCTCACCACAGCGGCACTCAGCACGCCATCTACACCACCACAAAATGAGCTACGTCGTTCTTTCCGCCCAGTGCGCCGGCATGGTTGCGCCTGTGATTCCGCTCGGCCAAAAGACCTACAAAATGTCGCCTAATTCACGCGGCGTTAGAGCTGAACGTGATCTATGGCGTTTCCATCCCGGCATGCCTTGTTACGTCCGTGGCTGGCCGCAAGTAGAGGCAACAGTGATTGCCAAGGTAGAGGGCTGCTCATGGCCCACCTACATCGTTCAAAGCTTTTCTACCGGTGCCAGCTATCAAGTCTCCCAGCTCTATCTCTCCAAACGTCCCATCGAACAACGATGAAAACTCAACTTCAGCCCCAACCCCGTCGCTTCTACTTCACCATCCCGTCAATCAACATCTACGACTGGGTGGTGGCCTGCGGCTTCACTGAAGCAAAGCAACTGGCGCACGAAACATGGGGCACCCATTACCGCGAACTGCAGTGGCTAACGCCTGATCGCCATAGTGAGGTCAAACTCCCTCGTTTTTGATGGCACGCCCTCACAACGCCAAGCTCTCGCCTACTGACATCATCTACATCCTGCAATCCGACAAAGACAATTACACGTTGGGGCAGGAATTCGGTGTGACTCGGCAGGCGATTTCTTTGGTACGCAATGGCAAATTATGGACGGACGTTGCCCCAGAAATCCCGCGTATTCCAGTTCGCATTAAAAACAGCATTCCCAAATCCCGTCTTGCTGATGCCAAGCACTGCCACAACTGCACCGAATACAGACGCGGCGAATGCTCCTACGGCTTCCCAGAGGCAATAGATGAACCCGAATTCGCCTCAGCCTGTTACCTCTACAGCCGAAATCCAGACCATTCTTCAACAGTGCCTTGCCGAATACTGGGCGCCACGGTTCAACAATCACACGATTGATCATTACGCCCGTATGCACGCTGCACTACAGCCATTTATCCGCTATCAACAGGCAAACTGCCCGATAGCCAATGGCGCCGATCAAGGCGGAAGCCAACCGATATGACAGCCCAAGGCATTACTGCTACGGAGCTGATTGGGTCGGTTATGGTCTCAACTCAGCCTTTGAACCGTGGTGCTGGGATGGCACAGCCGTATGGCGTGGTCCACTCTGCGACACAAGATCAGAAGCACTCGCACTAGCCAAAACCCATGCTGAATCGTGTTGAACTTGACCGGCGCCGCGCTGATTTCATGGAAACCCTCTACCAGCAGTACAGCACTGATCACACCTACACGGGTGTGTGGGAGCGTTTCGCCTATGACGTTGCCGGAACTATTCGTGACTTGGATTACAGCGTGCTTCGCGCTGATCTCATCCGTGCTCTTGGTGTTACTGACAGTGAGCTGGCTAGCCGGTACGCTGATACTGCTATCACCGTTTTGACAAGTCACCTACTGCCACGCAACTAAACATGGCCGTCAAAGTTCCATTCCTCAATCGTTTTGAAAATTGGTGCTTTAACGTCCTTGCTCGCAGTAAGCGTGTCGGCACTATTCAAGTCAGGCTGCGGCACACACCGGTGACCTACATCGTGCGCGATCTCAACGATCCGTGCGTTGAAGGCCAACAACCTGACGAGATGGCACCAGATCATTTCAACCTAGAGCGGCTGTTTCATATGCCGTCCTACGGCGAAGACGAATGAAATGATCAACCTTTTCAACGGCCGAGTTGTTTTAGAACGGCGAACGCTCGTTGAAAACTGGCGTGCCAAAGTCAAACTGCCCAAACAAGGCGGTGCCTTTGTCGTTATCGACCTTCAGACCACGAACCTGAAGACCGCCTTTGTTCGGGCTCACAATATCTACCAAAGCCTAAAAAAAGGCCAACAATACGAACAGCTCGATCCACCTGCGTTGACGCACCTGAGCTGCTGGGATTGCTGTCATTGGTCGGTTTTGCGCGTCAACAATGGCGGCAATGGCTGTGAATTTGAATTCCCCGAAGCCAAGCAGACCGCCTACGGTAAGTTCGCTGCCCAATGCCACCTGTATGACGATGGAACCGATAGTGCTGAGCAAGACTGAATTTGACGATGGTAGTTATATCGAAACCCTTGAACCTGCTGATGGCGGTGAAATGTACTACCGCACTTGCTACCAAGGAATGTGTAGGTATTCAAGTGATCTTTGGCAGGCGCAGGTTTACCAACATCAAATGACAAGCCCTTAAGTCACTGGCGGCGCAAGCCGCTTTTTTATTCCTGATTAACCCAGTCCATGATCCTTGCCTCGCCAATCTCCGACCAAAACGGCAAACTTCTATACCAAACCCTCCAATCTTTATGTCCTTTTGACATATTGCACCCGAAACAACACGCCACAAGGTTATTCATTTCGCTCGTGCCACCTTTGGCTTTCGGCAATACGTGATCAAGCGTTGGTGACCTGCCTAATGGTTCAAAGCAATACGCGCAGTGATAATTAAAGTGCAGCAATACCTGATCACGGAATCTTCGCTTTGCATCACGTTTGCGTACAAGCTCGGTGCCATCAATGTGCTCAACCACGCGGTAGCCACTGATTTTCTAAACGGTAGCCACGACCACCGATATGAATTACTACATCAAGCTTCCTGACAGAACACGGGTCGGGCCATTCCGTACAGTTGGCGCCGTTCAGCTATGGGCTCACCAGCGTGGGTATCAGGAATTTTCTATACATTTCCTGCAGAGTCCCGATCTACCCAATGAGCTACGACACGAGCAAGGGCCAGATCACTGAGCAATAAAAAAACCGCCCAGCCTTGACTCTGAGCGGTTGGATCCTTCTCCCAGCTCAATCTAGGGAGTGACGACAACAGAAGCCTTAAAAGTTTCCCAAGATGGCATGACGGTTGTATGACCGTTGTAATGACCGATCTCGGCGTAGGACCGCTCAGGGTTATCAGAAAGTGGCATGAAGACCATTTGACCAATTAGTAGGCCAGGCCACAAAGCAACCTTGTGCTTTACGCGTACATTTTTAAGCTCAAGCGTCAGCCTGCTGCCATGCCACCCAGGATCACAAAATCCGGCCAGCATGTGCTGAATGCCAGAACGGGCACGGCTTGATTTCAGTACAAACTGCGCAGCAATCGCCGGGTCATCAGGCAGGTTGAAGATCTCTTCCGTTTCGGCAAGGATGAATTCACCTGGCTGCAGCCAATACGGATCTTCCTTTGTGTGGCCGGCAATGCTGTGCCTGATCAGCTCGGGCGTTTCCGCAACCTCAAGCATGATGTTGTCACCCAAGGCCACGTCATAACTAGCCGGGTTAAGGCGCTCAGGATCAAACGGATGAATCAGCGCATGGCTTTGGCACAGTGCGCGAATCTCCGAATCAGGCAGCAGCATTCAAACTCAATAATCCCAGCGGACTCTAGGACGCCCTGGCCGGATGCCGACGTGAATGAAACCTTTAGGTGCGCCATATCCAAGCGAGTAACCCCAGTGAGCATCAGCCCACTTCTGCAGCTCATAAGTATTTACGCCTTCAACGTAAAAATCAATGGCTCCAGTATCAGGTGCGTCGTACAAATGCTCCGACCTAGCTGATCCGCCAGCCTCAGCGTTGATCTTCGCTGGCCTGTAGCCGCTTGTAATTACTACTGGCTTATTGCCAAACGCCGTACGTGCACGCTCAGCAAATTGGCAAAGCATCAGCGCCGTATCGCATTGATGTTGCTTATTAAATCTTCTGGCCTCTTGGTTTAATGTCAACTCGCCGTATTTAATGTTCGGCGTTACCTGAAAATTGAACGGCTTATCAGGCGTAAAACGCACATCATTCGTCAGCGGTTTAGTGCCTTTGAGGAACAGATCAAGTTCATCACGCCGACGGCGTACCAAGCCTTCCAGCACTTTGCCGCCACCTTTGTTCCACCTCGGCAGCTCTTCCATCGCCACCTTTTGCGCATTTTCGCCATTGTTTAGCCGCTTACGCAACGTGCTATCCATCAATGCACCAGTACCAACATTGAACGCAAAGCTGATCAAAGCACAACGCTGATTGTCTGTCAGCGGCACGCGGATCTGTGAATCAACAGCACGGGCAAAACGCTCAACATCAGACAGAAGCAACGCCTCAGCATCAGCTTCCGTGATCTTCATTCCTTCCTTCACAGTTGGCCCGGTATGGCCATAACCAACAGTCGGTACACCAGCAGGACAGATATAACCTTCAAGCCGCAGACCTTCCCATTTTTTGATCAGATCAAGCGCAGGCTGCAGATTATTTTCCTCTTGCTTGCCAGATTGGCTCCAAGTCTTAAACCACGCCTGATCACGGCCAAGGATGTGCGGATTTGCCTTGTTGATCGCCTCCTCAAGCTCGCTAACGGCGGCCATCTGATGTGGCAAGCCCGCCTTATAGAACCTGAACAGATCAATCAGGCGAATCTGATTCTGCGTCATTGCTCCAAGGGGCGTGAATGCTCATGGCGCCACCTAACAAGCGGCTGTCGCCAGTCTGCAGCGTATCGTCAATTTCGTGGTGCACAACAACAGGCTTCAGCTCTTCCGGTTGCGCCTGATGCCACCCTTGCTCTTCACGGTCTAAGCGCGGCTTGAGCGTCTTCTCAAACTTCTGATCCTGCGCCCAGCGGCGTAAATGATGCCGCCAGTCCTTATCGCCAAACCGCGCCAGCCATACCGTATCAGCATTCAACGCTTTGGGAACAGTACCTTAAGGGCTTTCAGAATCAGTTGAATCCAGCTGTTTTCCTTGATCGGCAACAGACTGATGATCTCAGAGCCAGCAGCAATGATGATCGCAATAACGGCAGCAGTGGTGGGATCCATGGCGAATTAACGCTTTTCTTCAGTGTACGGCGTTATTTTTGCCTGCCAACCATTATTTCGATTTGCCTAACCCTCCCCTCAAGATCAGCCAGTCGCTCTTTGCTGTCGTTCTTTAGCTCTTGAATATCGGCGGCAACTGTACTGACCGATTGATCAAGCTTGGCAACCTGCATAAAAAGACCGCCCAACCCAATGACCGCTGCGGTCAATAGAGCTGGGACGGCTTGATTAAACGGATTTGGTGGTTCAGGCGATGCCGTGTATGCCTCTTCGTGGTTGTCCATTTGGAGGCATAACATCAACCCGTGCTTCTAATTTAGCGACCTTGCCCACGTGTCTTTTTGCGACCGTGGTTAGGCAGGCTATTTTGCCCTTGCCCTTGACGAGTTTTTTTAGGCTTGCCGGGCTGATGGTCGATTCGCGCGGTGCCGGTTTTACTCTTGACGGCCATCAGTTCTGCTCAGGCCATACGGGGTAGTCAGCGCCAGTGATGTAGGCGGCAAGTTCGTCGGTGGTTGTGGTGGCCTCGATGGCAGTGATCTTGTCGCCAGTAGCTAGGCGAATATCTTCACGCCAAGTTTTGATGGCGGGATCAGCTTCGACGCCGTTGTCTGCTTGGCGGATGATCATCCAATCCGTCGGCTGCAGCAAAGTGCCAGCAGTGGTGCGTGTCTGCTGCGACCACTCCTCAACCAGCTGGACGTGATCTTTGGGGATCAGATTTCCTTCGGCGTCATAGCCCCAGTAGAAGCGCTGATCATATGGCTGCGCATCAGGCTCTTCAGTGATGCCGATGGCGGTGCGCTCTTCAGGTGTTGCTAGACGCAGCCAGTTGGCGGGGTACTGGATGCCGTCGTGGGTGAACGCCACGTCTGGGCTCAGTGGCTTGCCGTCTAACAGAAACATCTGTACTGGACCTAGACAGGAGGCACGTATGGCTGTACTTTACTCGGCCTTGTAGGCGACTACTGTGCCACACACCCTCCAAAGCGCATGGGCCGAGTTCCACGCGGAACGTTCCGCCGTCTTGTGTCCCACCAGTCTCATGGCGGACTACAGGCAAGTCGATAAGTGGATCGAGCGCTGTCCGGTTACGGAACTGGAGCAAGGCAGACAGGTTCTTACATGGATTTTGGGTCAGCAGCCCGTCAAGTCCAGCCGCCGTGTGGCGATGTATGTCAAGGCCCTTTACCGCTGGGTCAGCAGCGAAGACATTGCCTACCTGCCTAAAAATCCGATTGCTAGTTTTCGGATGCCGAAAGCGCCCCAGATGGATGAAGAGATTATCGTGATTCCGCGCAGTGAAGTGGCGCTTTTGCTTACTGCATTGGAAGCTCGCCAAACAAAACGTGGCGCACGGTGGTCAGCTTATTCAGAATTTATGTTGCAGACAGCAATGCGTACAGGCGAGGTTCGCGCTGCCAAGTGGACTGACCTAAAGGATGGAAAACTGTTGATCCACTGCAATTACACCCTTACGCACGGCTTAAAACTTTCCACAAAAACAAACAAAAAACGCGTTGTGCCTTTAAACGAAAAGTGCATGGATATTCTTGAATCTGTTGACAAGGACAACGAATATATTTTCCCGTACAACAGATATGCGTTCCAAAGCTTTTTCTATGACAGAGCGAAGGAATTGCACAGCGCCGGATTAACTAGCCACCGTTACCGGCCATACGATCTGCGCCATACAGCAATCAGCCGGTGGATTGAGGCGGGAATACCTGTGGCGCAAGTCGCTAAATGGGCTGGTAATACAGCTGAGGTTATTTGGAAGCACTACTGCAATACGACACAGGACTACGAAATGCCGACGCTTTAACCTTGTTCCCTAATGGGGTTTCAAACCACTTGCGTCGGATCTCTTCTTTACGCTGTTCGATCTGTTCACGGCGCTTTTGGCTGATGCCTTTGGTGAGTTCAGAGAAGGAGTGGGTCATTAGTTCAGGTTGTTACATCTGCTCACTGGTGGGGCACACTATTTGTTCCACTACTGAGGCAACTGTTCTGAAAGAATCCAGCTCAAAGAGTCTTCGTTCCATTGATAAAGTTGGCCATCTGTTGGATATGGCTCTGGCGCCTCCCATCTGCAGGATCCTTCGTTAAGCAACCATGACGGATAAGGCTTTGGCGGGATAAAAGCGTTGCGATGCGGATCAAATGTAAAGCTAATGCCGGCAAAGTTCTTGTACTTATTACCGTTGTAACTGGTCTGAATCCATTTAGTATGGGCGCCATAAAGCTGTTGACAAAACTGTTCGCCCAGCCAGTCACACTCAATGCCCTGCTCGTTGAGCAAAATTGAATTGTCAACAACAATGACTTGTTGCACAACCCAGTTAGTGTCTATTTGTGCGAAGTGTGCCATTAGAAAGTAATGCTCCCGGAGCTAGTAAATTTGTAAATGCGGTAACCCCCCGATGTTGTAACCGTTGGGCTTCCTGTAGTTGCGGCGGCAGCAGGATAAGTATCAAGATAGCGGATGACCACTATTCCCGACCCGCCGTTGCCTCCTAAATAATAAGGAGGTGGTGAAACATTTGCGCCACTGCCGCCACCGCCGCCTCCTGTATTCACGCTACCTGAAGTTCCGTTTGCTAGATACGCGCCTCCAGCGCCGCCGCCACCAGAGCCACCAGCACCAGCTACAGCACCATTCGCAGTACCACCGCCACCGCCACCTCCTGCATAGGTAACTGATAAACCAGTAATTGATGATGCTGTTCCATCTCCGCCCTTGCCTGATTGATTCGTTGACCCATTTGATCCCGCTGCGCTAGCTCCACCGCCGCCGCCAGCGGGGTAGCCCTGGCCAGTGCTTATATTGTTGCCACCCTTATTGCCTTGCCCAGTGGTTCCGTTGGCACCAGTTACCGAAGATAGGGTGTCTCCGTAAGCTCCACCACCAGATCCGCCAGTGGTTGGTGCTGAATTACCTACTTTGCTACCACCGCCACCTCCTCCGGTTGCAGTAATTGATGAGAATACTGAATTGTTGCCAGTTCCTCCAGGCCCAGGAGTTGCGCTTCCTTCTGCACCCGTTCCTCCAGCTCCAACTGTGACCGTATAGGAAATTCCAGGTGAAACCGAAAAACTGGATGCCGTTAAAAAGCCTCCTGCTCCGCCGCCACCACCACCACCCGCGCCGCCACCGCCGCCGCCAGCAACTACTAAGTATTCAACTGTGGGAGTGACATTTACGACGGCGGCAGCCAAAAGCAGCGGATTTGCACTTCCTGGAATAGTCATGCTGCCACCTCCTGGCCATCGTAGGCACTGTCACTTGAATTGAATCGAAGGCTTCTGCTAATGGAATATCCTCCGGCTGCAGCAGTAGCAAGCAGGAGAGGATTAGCGCTTCCGGGAATCATTAGCTCAGCTCAGGTTGGTGATCAGTTGGGCAGTGATCTTGGTGCTGCTCTGCACGGCATACACCAAGCAGTCCACGGCGTTAGCCGTTGTGGTTAATGTCGGCGCGGTACCGCCGGTGAAGTCCCAGTAGCTGCCGTATGCCAGCGTGCGGGAGCCGGTGCCGTCCTGCGTGATCCAGATGCAGCCGGACTGCCCAGCCACCAAGTTGGTGGGGTTGGCGAGGGTGCGGTTACCGCCAAGAGTCACGCTGTAGTTGTTGCTGTCGCTGAAATCTGGCGTGATCGTAGCCCCATCAGTAAGAGCTGTAATCTCGCCGCGTTGACCTTTGGTCCAAGTCTGCGCGGTATCTAGTCCTGCACCAGAGGCAGGTGTTGTCCAGCTCAGTGTTCCAGCGCCGTCGGTGCTTAGGACTTGGGATGCGGTGCCGTCAGCACTGGGCAGTGTCCAAGTGACGTTGCTTGCAACTGTGGAGGGTGCTTGGAAAGCAACCCAGTTGCCGCCATGTCCGGTGGCTTCCCCGAAACGCAGATCTGACTGGTTATCCAGCAGTAGATCGCCTGTAAGCGTTCCACCGGCTTTGGGGAG